ATTTGCATCAGCTAAAACTAAATTATTTAAAGTAGCTGAATAGGTATTTATATTTTTAGTTACTAATTCGCTTCCTTTGATGTACTTACTTGCAAAAGTACCACCTCCAGTATCTTGAGCAATAGCAAGCCTATCAGAAGCCTCTAAATTACTTCCCTTTGCCGTTAACTGACTTATCTTCAAGTTTGCCATCGATCTTTTTTAAATAAACGATTAATTTTTTAATGTTTTCCTTTTTTGGTTTGTATGTCTTCATAAAATCCAGCCACCGTAATTATTAATATCATTTGGAAAAGTATCTCCGTTTGAGTTCGTGTTGTACTCAGGAAATATATCTTGATTATAAATTATATGTTCTATAAATCTATCCGTGTATTCCTTCGCTATATTCGAATACTTCGTAATTAAAAAGTCAATTTCAGTTTTATCTACGTTCTCAGCGTTTTCGGAGCTATGCTTATAAACTCCTTTGTTTGCGATCGTGTAAGCTGCGTTTGGTAAATATTCAACCATTGCCCAGTGAATCAACATCGGTTTAACATAAACTTCCAAAAGGTTTTTGTAATCGCTAAACCCAGCGTCATTAATATCGCCGTTTAAAATCAAAGTTTTAATCTTTTCAATTAACTGCGTGCCTAAATAATGCTCGATATGAATGTCTTGAGCTATCTTAATAAACTGAATAAATTTGTCCGTGTCTACATTGCCATTTAAAGCCGTAAAACGCACTATATCGTTACGAGTGATTAGTAATGCTTCTGCCATTATTGAAATCGTTTATTCGTTGGTAAAAAGCCTTGGTAAGGCATATCCTTTGGGCGCATAGCTACTAAATTATTGTTTCGAACCCTGTAACCTGCCTTTTCAGCTTTTGTAGTTGAAATAGTTTTAGCTTTTGGGCTAAGTGGATCAATACCACTTTTATCGTCAAATGCTACAAACGTTTTTCTTCTCCAAGCGTGATGACAAGCTCCACCACCTTTATATAACCAAATTGAATATAAATCTGTTCCACGTGGACCCCAACCTTCATTTACAGTTTGGTTTGACATTCTTAAAATATCTTCTTTTCTATAAAGTTTTCCAGCTTGAACCATTTTACGGCAAAATTCACGGCTATTTTCTTTAATAGTTCCGTCGTAAGTATACCGAGTAATAAACTTAATTCCGTCTATTACATCGTCTTGTGTACTTTTAGCCCTTGGGTTTGCTGTTCCTGTTGAAACTAAATTAACCAACTTACTTAAAAGACTTTGTTTAGGTGCGTTTAAAGCTTCTATTTCTTTGTCTGCTTCGTCTTCTTGGTCGTAGTCTACTTCATAATCATCTATTAAAACCCAATTTTCTTGAGCGTCTTCGCCTAAGTCAATTAACGCTTGTGCTATTACTGAATCTTTGCTTAATTCAACTCCCGTTTCTTCGGCTTTTTGTTCTTCAGTTTGTACATTTTCTAAATCAGTAAACTCCAAAGGTTGCAAAGTTCTAAACGCTAATTTCAAAGATATTCCGTTAAAAGCTAAAATTTTATCTAACGCTTCTATTATTGTGTCCTGAAAAGGTTTAATAACCATGTTGTCAAATAATATACTTGAATTCTTTAACTCATCAGCATTCGAACTAAACCCATTACTTGAAGCAATACCAAATAAAAGTGGGCTTGTTACGTTATGCCCTAACATTATCTTTCTTAAACACTCTTCGCTTAAATAAGTGTAATGGTCGGGAGCGTCATTCAATGGTATATCTTCAACTGTTGTTCGTGTTTCAGTATTTTCGTTAAAGCTAACTATTACTTTTCGACCTTGCGAACCCGTTAACTTGCCTAAAACTTGACTTGAAATTTGGTCTTGTTGTTCAGGTGTTGGTGTTCCGTTGTTAAAGTTTACAATTTTAGTTCCTGAAAATGAATTTTGCACCTCGTTAATCAAATAATTTGCTACCTCTTCTTCAAGTAATGCATAACTAATTGCACCTTGGTAGTCAACGTAGCTAAAATATTTCATTCCTAAGCTGTAAGGCTTAACATAAAGTATTTCTATTTCGTCGTTAGAATACCCGTAAGCGCTTATTCTTTTAGGTGGAAATTTCTTAACGTCTTCCCAATTATCTGAATAGTAATAAGCTTCTATTTCGCCTTCTTTATTGCACTTTTCAGGCGCTAAAAGTTGTACTGGAATATGGTAAGCCTTAAGAATCTTTTTGTGGTCTTTAGAATAATGAACTTGGATAGCGCATTGACCCAACGCCTTTAACTCAAAACACAATTTACGTAAACAATCCTGATTAAATAAAGCCATCATTTGAGCGTACTCATTCGGCTTTTTATTAGCGTCAATAGCAAATAGCCCACGACCATAAATTAAACGGCTTATATTGTTTATAATTGCGTTATTCGTAGTTGAATTTTTATAGCGCTCAATAAGAAAATTGAAATATTCGTTATTTTCTCCGTAAGTCACCCATTCATTTCGCTTGTTTTCCGAAATTGTTGGGGCTTCGTATTTCGCTAAGTTTAATATATGTAAGTTATTCATAAACTATAAATTCGTTTCCACTTGAGTGGCTTGTATAATCGCCGTTATTAACTGAGAATGATACCACGGGTTGATCGGTGCAAAATACTTTACCTCTAAACACTAAATCGCCTGCATTAAACAATTCAACGTTATAATAATGGTTTTCTATTAAAGCGCATTCAATTTCGATTTGTTGGTAGTACACTTTGTCAACTACATCGTTAATTGTAATTGTTACAGGTGTATTTGTGCTATCGTCCGTAAATATCAACTCATCAAACGTTACCGAACGTGGAACAATATTCAAATATTGTGGATCAGTAGTTGTCGTTAATACGTTCATATATTATAAACGTTCAATTCGTGTTTGTGTTTCTAAAATAGAAAAACCCCACCATAATTGGCAGGGTCTTAATCTATGGAGAAACAGAAATTTTAGTTGTCTACAATTGTAGCTCCGTTCAAAATAGTTGCAGCTAAATCGCTTTCAGAACTTGTATTTAAGAAGTTAGCAGGTAGGTTTTCCATTCCTGTAAACGTCAAAGAATACCCGTTAAAGTCACCCATTGCAGTTCCAGAAGATACCGTTCCAGCAGTTACGTCCATACCTCTTTGAAGTCCAGCAATAAAGAACTCGTTTCCTCGTGTTCTTACAATGATAACAGGGCGTCCGTAAGCTAACAATTTAATTGTTTTGTGTGTAGCTACATCTTGTCTTTTCAATTGTACCGTTAAAACTTGCTCAAAAAACGTAGTTCCGTTATCTCTTGAAGATTGAATAGTTTGCTCAAAAGAGTTTGCACCTTTCAATTCAAATTTGTAAACGTTTGAAATGTTCGCAATATCTGAAATAGTGTCTTCATATCCAGCAGTCGTTGAATAAGTAACGTCACCACCCAATGTTGAAGGGTCTGGGTTAAAATCCCCGTAGTTAATAATATAGATAGCATCTAAACCACTTACGCCGTCTTTGCATGCTTCTAATCTTCCGTGTGCTATATCGCAGCTCATATCTTATTTTTTTAATGTTAAACAAAAAAGGGTGGCGTTTATTTCACCACCCTCGATTAGTTGTTAGTTTGATTAGTTAGCAGAGTTTGTGATTCCGTAAGTAACTACGTCAGAAGCGAAACCATACTTAGCATCACCTGTAAATCGCATAATTACTCTTACGTTTTGAGAGCCATCAAGGTCACCCATATCCAAAACTTTAACTTCGTTCAAATCACTCATCAAACCAGTTGCAAAGAACAAGTTAGAAGTTTGAGAAAGTAACGCAGTATTTGAAGCAAGACCAGGAGCTAAGAAAATCTTAACACCATCAAAATAAAGGTCATTCAAAGTTTGGTTTGTTCCTTTGTTGTCATAACCATTAGCACCTACACCTGAAGCAGCAAAACCACCCAATGCACGAACGTAAGCTCTATAGATGTTAGAAGAAACATAGATTTTCAAATCTTCTTTTCCGTAAAGAGCAGCAGGACATGCGTCAACTATTTTACCTAACTCAGCGATAACGTTAGAAGCAGTTACACCACCACCTACAGCAGCGATTTCTTGAGCAGCAGGAAGAGAAGCGTCAGTTGTTAACTGTCTCATGATTCCAGCGAATTCACCAGCAGAAGCGTTGTTACCATCCCAAATAACTAATTCCATTTGTTGAGCAACTTTCTCAGCAGCGTGTGCAATTAAGAAGTCAGCAAAAGACTTTGGAAGTACGTCAAATGCAGAATAACCCATTTGGATAGCGTCCCAATCTGAACGGAAGTCAGACTTACACAATTGTAAGTTAACTTGGAATGACTCAGGCTGTAAAATACGCTCAGTCAAAGTAACTGTTGACGTTGGGTCAAAGTCACAAGTTGCGTTTTTAATAATTCCGTCAGTAGCTACTCGTTTAATAACTTGTTTGTACTTAACGTTAGGCATGATAGTTATCCCACCTTTTTCTAATGTTGGAGCAGACAATAAAGCTGCTGCAATGTACTTACCTGCAAATTCACCAGCGTAAGTAGTTGTAATTGAAGTTGTTGTTGGCATTTTTTATTTATTTAAAAATTTATATATTACTTATTTAGTTTTTCCAATACTGAATCCATAATTGAACGCTCTCTTTTAGAAGCGATCTTAACAGTATTTACTGGGTTTACGTTTTCAGGATTAAAAGAAATAGGCTTAGGCTCTTCGCTTAATTCTACTTCCGTGTTTTCCTCTACTTTGTTTAGTTTAGAAAGTTCAGCTTTCAAAGTTTCGTTCTCAGCTTTTAATGCTTCAATTTCTGAAAAGAATGATTCCTTAACTACGCTTTCAATAGTTTTCTTTGGTGTTGGCGCGCTTGTTTCTTTAGCTTCAACCTCAACTTCAGTTTCAGTTTCAGGCGTTTCAACTTCAACCTCTTCTTCTTTTTCCTTAACTTCTTTAACGATACCTTCTACTTCTAAGACTAATATACGTCCGTCTTCCATTTCGTATTCACCAACTGGAACTGGTATTTTTTGATCGTCTTCAGTAACTACGAAAACTTCCATTTCAGGCTCGAATGCTTCAGCTTCTATAACTGTTACACCGTCCATTAATTTCATTGTTTCAAGTTTTACTTCCATTCCAAGTAAAACACGAACTTTGTTTAAGATTTGATTTGTATTCATTTTTGTTTATTTTAAAACTTGTATAATTTTAGTAATATTAGCAGTTCCTTTATATAAGGCATCTAATTCTTTTTTCGCAGCTACATATGTTTTATTTTGAGTAGCTTGTAATCCTAATTCTTTTGTTATTTTTTCATAATCAATTAAAGAACCATCTAAATCTGAAATAAGCTTAATTGCTTCTTTTTCCATTGTAATTAATTCCTTTTTTAAAGCATCTATTTTTGAAGGAACACCACCTAATAAAGTATTAGCAAATGAAGTTGCTTTACCATATAAAGCATTTAAATCTTGTGCAGTAGCTAACTCAACTTCGTGTTTTGCTAACTCAGTCTTTTCAGTAAATAACTTATTGTAAACTGTTTTCCTTGTGTTCATATTTATTAAACGTTTAAATTTATACTTGTTCCCTTTTTATCCGTTTTGACGAACGATAGTTCTAACTCCGTTGTTTTCACTTTGGTTTACAACATCTGTTCCTGTGCCTGCTGTTTTACCTATTCCTTGCGCTTCTAAACTTCCGTCACAACATTTCTTTGAGTATTTTCCGTCTTTACAAAGACAACCTCTACGCCCTCCTTTTGGGCTTGGTATTTTTTCTGCCATTTTAGTTTATTTTAATATTTTGAAATTAATTCCCAATTTGATTGGTTGTTATCCGATAATTCGCTAAGTAACTTTGAAGCATCTAAATATTCTTTATATATAGGTGAGTTTTCGATTGATAAGCCTAATTCCTTAGCTTGTGCTTTTAGCTTACTAAATAATGCATTATTTTCTTTGAATTGAGCAGCATATTTATTTCTATTAGCTTCGTATCTTTTTAATAATTCAGCCTTTAAAAGTATAGCATCATCAAACATTTTTTTATTTTTCAAAGCATCTGTTTTCATTTTATTTGATTCAGTTACTTCTGATTTTATTTTATTTGCTACTGCTTTTATATCGTCAACTAAAGCTAACTCAACGTGCATTCCTAATTTAACTTCTTGAGCGTTCTTTTCTAATTCAGCTACTTTCTTGAAAATATCGTTTAACTTATTCATTTTAGTAATTCTTTTAGTTTATTAATTATTTCTTGTTTTTCGTTTTTCTCTTGGCTCATCTCGTATTTGTCAGCGAAGTAACCTTCTATTGAAAAGCCTTTAACCTTGCCAGCTTTTACGTCCTTCCAAATATCCTCGTTGTTTACTTTCATAGCAATCATCCAAGTTCCCTTTGGTAAGTTAAATCCGTATTCTTTAGATTTATCCATTTCGGGGTTATCAATTACCCAGCTTTCAACAACACTCATTCCGTTTAACTTTTCTTTGTGTTCATAGGTAGCGTTGTTTTGATTAGAACGCATTAAGAATAATTCAGAAGCCTTTTTAATAGTGTCCTCACTAAAATAGATGTAATAGCCTTTTCCGTCTTTATCAGCTCTTAAAATTTGCTTATTAGGAACCAATGCAGCACCCATTAAGATCTTTTTCTCGGCATCAACTTCTTTAAGTTCTATTTCGTGTTTTGAAAGGGCTATAAAATTTTCCTCAATTGCAGGTGAATGAACTACTGAAACTGCGTGGATTCCTGTTTGTAAATCATTCTCGTCAATTATTAACTCGATTATTTTTGGCTTTTCCATATTCTTTAAACGTTAAAGTGTTGCATTTTGTACCCTATTTCTATCAAGTGCCTGTTGGCTTGTTACTTCACCACTTACTACATACG